TTAGCAATAGTTCTACCTTTCTCATCTTCAGTGTACATGTTGTACATCTTATTATAGATAGGTCTTGTCATAGCATTAATAACTATCCAGAAAAATGCTAGTGCATTTAGGCCAAGTATGAGTGCAAGTATCTTTATCCAGGTCATAGTGAGTCTATTCTTCTTTGTAAATATACTAAAGCTTTCTTAAGATCCTCTTTTTCAGTGGATTTATTTTTCTTTCCTGCTCTTGCAACATACTTAACTACATTGCCAAGATAGAAATCTTTGTCTATACCCCAAGCTTCTAGTACGTTGAATACTTCATAAGTAGTACCAGCACCACCATAATGATTAGGCCTAGTAGAATCGTTAACAATAATAATTCTAGCTTCAATATCCTTTGCTGGTACAGCCATTTCTTCTTTAGAGCACATGACTTTTTCAAACTGTTCTTCTGCTTCTTGACTAAAGTTTACCATGTGATTGCAATATCATGCTCTCTCACCATGAGCTTGAGAGCTCCGTCAATATCTACTACTTCTGCTGTGTTAAGTGCATTCATCTGAAGATATACTTTATCTCCTGCTTTGAATAACTCAACTTCTGAACCTACTGCAAAGATCTCAAGTGCAGTCCACTTAGTTCTCATATCTGCTTCTAACAAAGCTTTATCTTTCTCAGATAATTCAAATGCTGATTCTTTTACTTCTGGTTTAGTAACTAAAATTCTTTTTCCGTGTAATTTCATTATTGTATTGGTTTCATTGTTAATACTTTTACTATGGCAGCATGAGCACTAAATAACTCACCTACCGCATGGTCAAATAGTAAACTTTTTACTGGACCTCTTTGATCTTCAGAATATCTTTTCTTTAAGATCTCAGCAATCTCTGCTGCTAATTCTGTTACTCTAATTACATCTGCATCTTCTGATTCTGCATTAATTAGTAACTCCCCAAATTTTGGTAGTTTGGTTTCCACCATACCATATTGTGTTTGCTCTTCCATATACTTATCAAATTTAATCCTTGCCTCCAAATTAGATTTTGACTCAGCTGCCAGCTTCTGCCATATCTCAACTTGATGTTGGGTCATGGTACAGGTTCAAAGTCTTTTTTAAAATCTATAGGATCATAGATCTTAATGTCATTATCATCTGTTAATATCACATAATCATCTACATGAACTTTCTTTTGACCATGTGGCAGGAATACCCATAGACCGTTGCTTTTATTATGAAAGCAGTTACGGTTACCAATAAGTTCTATAACCTCATCAGCATTCCCGCCATTAAACTGGATTGCTTTAAGTGTACACATAATTGGCTTATATAAGTATACCATGGAACAAATATAAAAAATTTTTCCAAATAAAAAAGCCTAGACGTTAAATCTAGGCTTTCATTGTTTTAACCCTTAAAACAGTTAACATTATGAACACAACAAATATAGTAAAATATTTTACCTTCCTTGTGCTTTGTAAGCTTTTTTATAATTCTTACTTTTCTTTAGTTTGCTGGTTTTTGTTTTAGCATGGATGCCTGGTCTGGAAACCTTTACCTTGACCAATCTAGTTGCACTGTCTTTTACCTTTGCCATGATTATTAGTTTATACTAATAATATACAAATTTACTTTAAGACTCTACCATATGTAAGATTATTTTTAGCTCTTATGTCCTTATGAGTATACTGCCACATCTCTCCAGTATCATTTATAATTACGGTATAGATAGTATCGGTCTCATGTCCATACTCTGTGACTAACCAAATTATCCCAGGACCTTTTGGTGTATCTACCTCTATCCTATTATGTGGTTCATATATCATATACTAAATATAAACAAAAAACCCCAGGTAGTAATCCTTGATCAGAGGAACTTTCCTGGGGGTGTTACTGGTTATATCTACCCTAGGTACCTTAGTAGAACTTCCCAGTAACTCAAAGACCTCGGCTGGTGCGCAGTTCTTATGGTATGCGTCAGAGGTACATATGCCTATGAATACTATTCACAGGTCATTAGCAACAGTATCACTAATGGGTCCTAACAGAAACCTGTTAGTGGAGTGATACAAATATACTATTTCTTAAAGAAGCTTTTCTTTGGTTGTTCTTTTCTATCAATCCCCAACTTCTCAATAATCTTATTAGCTTGTTCTTCTGCAAAACTGATTACCTCTTCTTCTTTATCAGTAATCTTCCAGTTATTAAGTAAGATAGCCATGTGCATAGTTTCATGCATAATAGCTGTAGCTTTTTCTGTAAGACTATACCTTTTAAATGTTCCAAGGTTTATAAATATAAAAGGCTTGTAAGGTTCTTTTGCAGTAAGTTTCTTATCTGCCGGATCATAGTTGGTAAGTCCATAAATATAAACTCCATTGCCCACAGTCTTATCTACTTCTTCAGCTTGAGCATCTTTACGGCTTAACCCGTGCATCTCATCTACCTTATAGTAGTCAAATACTTCAGTGGCATTGTCCCCAAAGAGAACAATATACTTACCCATATCTATCTTCTTCATACTAACAATATACTAATTAATAAACTTATAAACTTATAAAAAGTAAATTATTTTCAACCTATAAGCTGATGGATAAATCCATCATAGACTGTACTATTATGGTATAATGTGTTATATAACGGACATTAAGTTGCAGTAATGTTCCTTTAAAGGGACTATATGTAATTACATACAATATGGTCACATCAGCCTAAACTATATGTAGGTGCATATAATCCCCGGGCCAATCTACTTAGTCTGTATGCCCCCAGTATGTCCAGTTTATTGCGGTAATAACTGGACACGGGGAGGGGAAATGTTTTGTACTAGAGGATGTGGTAAATGGGTTTACTCTATATAAGAGGATGTGGTGACCCATACGCACAGACCCCCCACCCCCCGAGCGCCAAGGTGGGTACCCCCTATGACTGTAGGAGGGAAGGCCTGAACACAGGGAAAAGTTAGAAAAAAGTTTGCTGGGAGAAAGTTCTGCATGCATCAGCATGCTTGCTCACAGAGCTGAGCAATCAATGCTTCTGCAGGTGCATGCTCATGGAACATGCTGTGGCACGAGGCAAGGCAAGCATGTATTATATATATGTAGGATGTTACTGTGCTATATAAGCCTCTTTATATTCATGTGAATTCTAAACTTTATAGCCATGAAATACAGAACAGTATTTATTGAGGTTGCTTGCGGAGATGCAGGTGAGCTCACAAAAGCACAGACAAAGATTAACCAGTGGACTACCACAGGTTTACTTGTTAAGTTTGAAACATTCACCACTGCTACGCATTGGCTGTTTCAAGTGCTATTAAAGAAAGAGGGAGAGTAATCTCCTTCTTTTTTTCTTTCCTCTTTATAATTATATAAATATTAAATCTATAGATTATGAATGAAATAGGAAAAGCAATTCAGGCATTGGAAACTAACTGCACATTAGAGCAATTAGACTTAATCAAGAATCTTTTAAGAGCTATGATGCCTGATGATGAAACTACAGAAGAAATGATGATAGTTAGATTCATGGAAACAATAGAAGGATTGGGGGGATAACCCCCTTTTTCTTTCCTCTTTATATATATATGAATTCTAAATATAAAAACTATGTTAGTACAATTTATTATCCGAGACTTATTAGATACCATTGAAGGTAACTTACTATTGAAGAATCAAGTTCTTACTACTGAAGAAAGAACAAGACTTGAGGCTTCAAGTATAGAAGAAATTATGGTTGTGTGTGATGTAACTACACAAGCATTAGAGAGACCTGAAGTTGTAGGTGTCATAGTTTAGAAGGGAAGAGGGGACATGTGTTCCCTTTTCTTTTTATTTCCTCTTTATATAGATAAGAATTTTAAACTATATATTATGAACAATCTTAGAAAAATTCAGTATGTGCTTGTAGCTATTCTTGTTACAATGTTAATTGAAGGTGTTGGATCATTAGGCTTAGCATTTGACTTCAGCAAGTACAACTTCCTTGCTTATGTAGTACAAATAATGATTTACTCATTGGCTGTTATTATAGCACTTAGAGCTGCAGAAGAGGATTAACATCCTCTTTTTTTTATTAAAGCCTCTTTATATTAATTAGAA